ATGATGGGGATGAAGACAGATACAACAAAATCAACTCCTTCAGAAGAACAGCCAGCAAAGGATGACACAGCAGAAAAATTATCCGATAAGGCAGAAGAGAAGAACGAAGAATAAACGCAATCGACCTGCATGGTGTAAATACATGTATGTCGAACCAAGCTGCCGGTGTTTTCTTTTATAGCAAATCGACTAGTCGATACCTTTATCTCCTTAGGTCGGAGATAAGAAATCCTACGTGGAGTATTCCAGGGGGAAAGATTGAAGATAATGAGACATTATTTGAAGGTATACGACGCGAGTGCAATGAAGAGATAGGCTTCTTCGATTCAAATCTAAAATTGATTCCTATTCAGAAATTTGTGAATAACACATTTGTGTATCACACCTTCTTTTGTGAAGTGGCAGAAGAATTTATTCCTGAATTAAATGATGAACACGTAGGTTATGCTTGGGTAGGTAATGATTTATATCCAAAGCCATTACATCCTGGTTTATTTAATACAGTAAATATTGATGTAGTTCAGGAAAAACTCGATACACTAACTAGTAGTGTATCACATTCCTAATAATTTAGATAGGGTAGTCCAACCCATTGCTCCTGCTAGCACACCTGCGCCCATGAGCATCCATTTCCATTTTTCTAATGCAGAAATTTTCTTGTCAACTGCATCATGCTGTTTTTTGTTTTCTTCTTGAAATTCTTTTAAGGATTTTTTCATGTCAGACATATGATTGTTGATCATGTCTTGCATGTCCTTCAGGTCAGTTTTAATACCATCAACTTTTTCATTGAGATATCCATACTGTACCTGAAGGACCGCAATCTCGGTCTCAGTCTGCTTAAGTTTTTCAACTGCTGAAGTCTGAGCCATTGTTTATACCTTATGCTTTGCCGATAGTTACGAGTGGGAAAGGAATGCCGCTGAGTGAAGCTGTTCCTGTTCCAGTACCTGCACCTGTAGCAACAAATGTTGTACCTACAGTATTATTGGCTGCACCGATCAATGTGAAGTCAGTTGAACCAACGCTAACAATAGTATAAGTGCTACCAGTGACAAAACTACCTGCAACGACATAACCAAATGCAGTGTTGAATGTAGTAAATGCAGGGGATGCATTTTCAAATACAATGTTACCTGTTGCGACTGGACCAGAAGTTGCAGTGAACAATTCAGCAGTATGATCGCTCAAGCTCTGTACCTTGACAGTAGTTGTGTTTGCATAAGTTGCAGTGATTGTCATTGTGTTTGGAGTCAATGCTGTATTGGCAAGGTTCGCAGTATAGGCTGCACTAACAATACCAGTTGTAGTACCCTTAACGAGATACTTTTGCTTGCCCTTCTGACGAACAATGTAGCCAGCTTCTGGAAGAACTTGAATGAACGGATCACCTAAGCCAGTTGCACCAGTAGAGTTGCTTACTGAGTTAGCAGCTAAAACAATACGATTCTGAATAGCATATGCAGTCACGCTTGCATTTGAAGACAACCCAACGTTAGGACCACCGCGTGTAGTAGAAACAGTGAATGCTGCTGCGTTAGCGATTGTACCTACGAAGTAAGTAGCACCTGCAGTCAATCCACCGAATGAAGTATCAAAAACAACCGGAGTATTTGCAACAAGAGTCTGTGCATTGCCTGAAGTACCGATAATGTTTCCTGTTGCTGTTGTATTTGCTATAGCAACATTCAAGTTACCCTTAGTTGAAGTTGTAGTACCTAACAAGTGTTGCGTGCTATCTGCATATATAGCATACAGAATAGTACCAGTTGCAACATTTGCGAAGTCAGTACCTAACCCAACAACGACGTTGCTTGTAGTTGATGCAAACTCAGTACCAGTTCCGTTAACACCGAAGCCTACATTGCAGAGAACTGTATTACCATAAAGTGAAGTATTACCACCAACTACTGAGTATGTGTTTGAGTTAGTTGCTGGCCAACCAGCACTACCGTTTGGATTATTGAAGTACATGTCGACAGGAGCAACTGTAGCTGATACAGTTTGTCCAGATGCATTAGACAATGGTACTGATGTGTAAGTTGGGTTAGCATTTAGCGGAGTAGCAGATGCTGTAAAAGTGCTATTGTTTCCTGCATTAATTACTTTTAGAATCCAATACATAGTTCCACCAGTCAATCCACCGACAGTAGAAGCAGGTACGAACGGCATTCCTGCAATGATACCTAAAGTAGTGAAGTTAGCTGAAGTAGTGACTACGTTAGTAGTGACTGCTGTATCCGTAATAGTTACGACTGCCTGTGCTTTAGCAATCTTTAGAGGGCGTCCCATTTGTTTCTCCTTATAAAACAGCGGGTTCTAGCCGCTACGCAGTGGGAAGACTGCATAAACTCACCGAATGTGAGTGTACAAAGTATTTATACTTTTTACGAAAAAAGCGGTTATTGGTTAGGGCCACCGTTTGATGGGCTAGGATTTACTCCTGAACTACCAGTGTCTGGATAAGTAGCACCCAGTTCAGTTATACTGAATGGTGCTGCTGTTGCACCCGACACATTTAGATAAGAAACGATATTGCCTTTACCTACAATGAAATTATTATCAACTGTATTAGCAGGAATGATCATACTATTCGCAGTAGCCACAGTATATGGGACTCCATATGGATTGTAAGTAGCACCGGCTCCTGTGATGGCCACATTCGCATTTGCAGTGAGTGTTAAGCTTGTAGCATTGGCAATGGCTTTAATGATTCCTACTGTAACCCCAGTAGCATTGCCTACCCATGCGCCCACATTCAGTTGAGTTAAAAATGAAGTACCTGAACCGGTCATCACTGCACTTCCTGTAGTGCAAGTCACTGTCCCGGTAACTGCAACATTAGGAAAACTAGATACTACTTGAATAGGTGAAGAAGTAGTAGCAATTCTAACCTTACTAGTTGTGATATTTGCTGATGCATTTGCAGATGAACCTGCAGTATATACATATGAAGTCATTTTATTATTCCTTGTTAATATTTAATGATTGGTAGCAATGCTACGTTTATAGGTCTTGTTTCAGACGCTGTTCTAGGAATACCATTCGATCCATCTGAAACTGGGCTACCGGTTGTCCTGTTAAGATAATATCCGCCGCCGCCGGTTGGACGACCCTGCTGCGGACCGCCACTAGCATCACCCCAAAACGTAGTCTGATTAGTAAGAGGTACATGATAGTGACCTTGGAAGGCATCTGTTTGTGTAGTTCCGAATCCGCGACTCGGATCAACACCTCTACCATTATCAATGCCTCGAATGAATTGTCCACGTAGATCAGGAATAGCAAAGCTACTACCTGTTCCACCATACGCATATCCTATAACTGCAAAGAGATTAGCATATGTCGTGGTGCTGACTAAAGAACCATCTGCAATCAGATATCCAGACGGTGCAATATTTGCTGCTCTCCAGAACACAGTACCTACCGGAATAGTAGAAGCATTTATGGCATTCAATGCATTTTGAATATATGTAACTATCGCCTGTTGAGTAGCAAGATAGTTAGCTGAGTTTGCAGCCATCGTGCTATCATTATCAATTTTAGTTATAGGATATCCGAAATTGTCTTTTAGTGTACCAAAGATAGATGTTGCCGCAGTAGCATTTTGGAATATTGCATTACCAGTAGAATTGAGATTACTTACATTAGCAGTTCCAGTTACATTCAAGTTTCCATTAATACCTAGATTGCCTGCAAAATTGGATGTTGCACTACCAGTAACATTCAAGTTACCTTGTACTGTAGTCGATCCGCCTATTGTAGTATTTCCTCCTACTGAGAGAGTAGAATATACAGTAGAATTTGCTGCAAATGAATTAGAAGCAATGTTGATATTTCCACCTACTGTAATATTTCCCCCTGCAGAAATATTCCTTGATGATGAAATATTACCACCTACTGATGTTTCTTGGGAAACATTCAAGATACCCGATAGATTCGTAACACCAGTAACATTAGCTATACCGTTTATGCTAAGATTACCAATAACATTTGCGTTGCCGCCGATATTAGCATTGAATACACCAATATTTCCACCAATAGAAACATTACTAGCTATATTAGCATTACCTAATACGATTAAATTTGCACCTATGTTAGCATTACTATATGTATCGATGTTTCCAACAACAGTGAGAGTATTACCTACAGTTGCTTGACTACTAACATTGAGGTTGTTAGATGATAGATTAGCAGGAACAATCAAACTAGTATTGATTGATAATGTTCCAAGTACTGTAACATTTCCTCCTAATATAGTATTACCTGTAACATTAAGATTTGATGATACATTAGCATTACCTGTCATATTGGTGTTGCCGGTAACAGTCAGTATTCCTCCAACTGAGGCATTTCCGATAGAGGTCAATCTATTCGTAGAAATATTTCCTGAGATATTCGCGTTTCCACCAATAGTAGTATCACCTGCAATAATAGCATTGCCGCTCACGAGCAAGTTTGCTCCGACATTTGCAAAATATCCAATAGAAATATTATTAGCTATAGCATTGCTTGTTGTCTTGATGGTACCTAAGATATTCGCATTTCCAGATCCAACCAAATCACCGGTAAGATTGAGAGCTAAACCAACATTAGCATTTCCGTTGATTACTGCATCATTCGCAACCCGCAAGGCTGCTTGAATATTTGCATTATTTGAAATAGTGAGGTTGTTACCTGTTATATTTCCATTTGCAATCAATCCATTTGCAGAAAGAATTCCAGTAGATGCATTGAATGAAATAGCAGAATTCGAAGATAATGTATAGTTACCAGTTGTGTTACCCCCGACGAACACCGGATAGATCGTTCCTGTACCGGTACTTGAGATTCCAACATAGTCTGATGTATTAGCTCTAGCTACGTTTAAGTTAGCAACACGGGTTGTAGAATTAACTATGAATGGAGCAGTGCCGGTTGTTATATTTGAGATGAACTGCGGTGCAACCATATCAACAGATGCTAATACTTGAGTAGCACCCAAATTACCTGCGTTAGCATTACCGGTCACGTTCAATATTCCTGAGGAAATCAAATTACCACCAGTAATATTACCTGTCGCAGTGACTTGACCTGCTGTTGTTATATTACCACCAGTAATATTACCTGTTGCAGTGACCAATCCAGCAGTACCTAGATTACCTACATTAGCATTACCAACAACATTGATCAACCCGCCGGCATAGATATTTCCGTTTAGACCTATACCACCTAGAATCTGCAATGCACCCGTTGTCGTGCTAGTCGAAACTGCACCACTCTGAATGACGAGTTCAGTGTTTGGTGTAAAGATTACATCCCCAGTGCCGTCTGGATTAATAGTTAGATTGCTGCTTGATCCTGCAGCCGTGATGATCGAATTAGCAATCACGTTTCCTGAAATGGTAGCATTAGCTGCTACAGTTAATGCAGGTACAGTGAATAGCCCTGTTGCAGCATTGAAGGATATATTAGCATTTGAACCAAGCTGATAATTTCCGCTAGTGTTTCCGCTGACAAAAACAGGATAGAATGTTCCTGAACTCTGTGCAACCACATTTCCGTAATCTGATACGTTAGAGTAAGATACGTTCAAGTTAGGAACACGGGTTACTGATGTAACCTGAATAGGAGTTGTTCCGTTAGCAACATTGGAAACCAATCTTGTTCCAGTTACTATGCCTGTCGCATTTAGATTTCCGACATTCGCATTTGCATTAAGCGTTAGTACTTTAGGAGAGACACCAAAGTTGTAAGCAAAATCTGAATCCCCCGCCAACAAGCCGCCGCTGTTATATTGAACTTGTGTGTTTGCGCCTGATGCGACACCGAAACCATTAGCTCCACCGACGTTAGAAATAATTCTACCACCTTGTTGATAGACGTTTGCAGTCAATCCTGTTGTAGTTTGAAGTGAAAGAATATTAGATGCATTTCCATCAGCCGATGTTGCGATTCTTAAGGTAGTTGAAGTAGGAGCATCATATACGTAATAGGTTGTGTTTGCAACGATACCGCTAGTTGATAGACTTCCGATAAATGTCACTGCTGCATTTGCAGTAAAGGGTGCAGAATTACCGACTGTGACGCGATTAGTAGAAACTGTTGTTCCGGTCACACTCGTATAAGCATACGCATTATATCCTGTAGAGTTTATCGGCGTAGATAATCCAGAATCAGAATAGAGCGAGAATGAATTAGATGAGATCACATTTGCATAATAAGCATTACCATTCAACTGGGTCATACCCTGTGCATTAGTGATGGTTACTCTTGCACCTTCAGTGAAATAGTTATTTCCTATAGTAGTAACAACAGCAGGATTGGCCTGAGTTACGCTCTGAATATTAGCAATGATCGTTGCTTTAGGGGTCCAGGATAGATTTCCTGTACCGTCTGTTTGAAGAACATATCCCGTAGCACCACCGGTGATCTGAACATTAGACACATCACCTAAAGTTAACAGTCCACCTGCATTGCCACCGCGATTTACCCAATTCGTACCATCAAATGCTAGAACCTGCCCGTTAGCAGCAGATAATGCAGTGATGTTTAGATTTCCTACAGCACCGTCGATCTGACTAAAACTAATATTTGAGTATGCAGTTAGGACTTCAACATTTTCATTCGGTGTTATTTTACCAATGAAAAGTCTTTTTGCATCTGACGCCCAACCGAACTCGGCTTCGTCTAACTGCGGTAGGTCTACTAAATTACCTGAACGCTGCTGAATCTTTGAAATTTGTAAAATTGCCATAAGAGTATTCTTCACCCATTGATATACTCTTATTTATGCTTTACGCATTCTAAATCTTCACAGGAATTTGCTATAATATTGTTCTAGGCGTTTGTACCATAACTGCGTATAATGATCAAACTCATTACCTTCAACAATGAATTCTAGATATTGAGGTGTAGCCCATGCTCCGTCAACTAATTCAGGTTTGACGCACATGAAAATCACACCCTTGCGAATGCTTGTATTGTACACTTCGTTATGTGCTAATGCGTATGCAGCGATCTGAACGAAATAATCTTCGATCCACTCACGTTTCTTTGGTTTGTTCGATTGCTTGTGATCCATGATAGCTTCTGCTCCATCATGTATGCCACATAAGTCAGTCGTTCCTGCATAGACCTCAGGAAAATATAATGAGACTTCAGTGCCCCAGAATTCATTGCATTTAGTAAGACCTTGCTCAATAATCTGGGTAGCCATCAAATGACTCTGTTGACTATAAGGATTACTTCCTGGTTCTCCCCGTTTGTCTTCTTTGATAAAATCTTCTATCCACTTGTGCATACGGGTGCCGCGTCCTGCAGCTTCAGTCGTGATTTCTTGTGCTTGCTTATATCCTACACGCTTGCGCCAGTTCTCTAATGCTTGTTTAGATTCTTCTGATTTAGTTGCGTCTAAGACTGTAGTTACACTAGGAACTTTGAATCCGTCCGGGGTAACATACTTGCGTGAACCATCTATATTGGTCCTGTTTAGTTGTTGATAAGGATACTTATTTGTTATGGCCATATTTGATTATATCAAAATACTTCCTGAATACAAACTATAATGGTTACATTTTCTGTGCGTGTTTGGCCATCTTAGCAACAGTTTTCTTGTTATCAGGAGTTGATGGCATATCTAGTTTTTCTTCTTTTTGACCCTTGAATACAACACGGTCTCCTTGAATATTCTTGATGACATCTTTGAGAGGAGGAACTTTGATCATATTGTATAGGTCTTTGACATCAAGTATAATGTCATATTTTTGAAAGTAATCCAAAAGTTTATCTACGGTATAATCATCACTGATCTTACCATTATCCAGGTCATCCTTTAATTGATTAGTCAGAGCAACAATCTTCGTTGCGATTGCATTGTCCTGATCGAATTCAAAGAGGCGCATGATTATCTTTTTGAACGTCCTACGCTACCTGTTGGAGTTTCTGGTTCTTCTTCCGGAGCAGGAGGAAGTCCTGCCATTTCGTCGCTGCCCATTTCATCACCAGCACCAGCGTCCATGCCTGCCATTTCGTCGCCGCCCATTTCATCACCAGCACCAGCGTCCATGCCTGCCATATCGCCGCCCATTTCATCACCAGCATCCATGCCTGCCATATTGCCGCCCATTTCATCACCGAATCCAGGACCACCTTGACCAGTCATTGCATTTAATGCAGACTGAAGGGTTTGTCTAGTCTGTAACAGGGTAGTATTTAAGGAAGTGAGTGACTGTGAAACCTGTTGATTGAATTGATCGCTCTCATTGGCACCGATCTCTGATTGAATAGAATCAACGAGTGCAGGTAATTCTTTAACCAGCATGTCATTAACGTCTTCGTACATCTTTTGCACAGAATCAACCATATCCTGAGCAGCGAGAATTACCTGTGACTTATCTACTTCTTCATTTTCTAAAACAATACGAGAAGGTTTGAAATTATTGATATGTTTAGCCAATGCCTGTTCCATGAAAACAGCCTTCATATATGAAGGACTATTTTGTGTCTTATAGAAATTAGCTGACTTTTTTGATTCTCTGATAAGGGTGGATACTTTCTTATGCATCACCTTTGCAGTTGTTTTATCTAATCTAGATACATCAAAGTCAAGAGCAAAATTTTCCTTTAGTGCTCTGGCTGCAACATTTTTGTTTTCTAGGTCATTAAGTTTCATGAATTGGCTCTTCCGTTTTGTTTATGTATTTATCACAAATAGCTAAATCTTATTACTTTGTTACATTGAACTTATTAATTAAGATTGTCTTACAACTATTTATGTGAAATTTGATTTCATTTAGGATAGACTGTTTCTTTATGAGGTCTTCCTGTAGCTTGTTAACATAGATCCACTTTGATTCGCGTCCCTTATGCTTACGTAGCATGTGACGATGGACTAATAAATCAGTATCAATACTGCATAATTTCAAATCTAATTGTTCTATCTTACCGGCTTCTCTATGACGTTTTGCATTATGCAGAGTACACCATGCAACTGCATTCTTTACGGTTGAAAAATCAATTTTGTTTCCATTACCTGATGCCCTGTACAGTCCATTGTTAATAGGAATGATCGTGTATTTACCATATAAAGAATATTTGCCGGTATGGTCACGAGTGATCAGCACATCTTTAAGATCAGACTGCAATTCATTTTCAAAAAACTGATTTAGCTTAATTTCTGTTTTCATATGACCTCAAAGTAAATGTTTCTTAGTTCTTCTGTAATGTCTATCAAAGCAGGCAAACTATTTATTTGATCTGTGCATTGTATCATAGGAACTCCGGCACAGTCACTATATAGGGCACCTAATGAGGTTAATCCATTCTCAAACACACTGGAATGTTGAACTTCAAATTCGAACTTCCAGCAGTAATCAGTTTTGTCTTCATTCGATTTATACACAAAACCAAATAGGTTAAATTCATCAGGTGTCATTTCTACCTTAACAGGCATTTTTACGACTTCAGGCTGTGAACGTAGAGAAATAATCTGTAGTATCGTATCGAAATTACATTGCGTGTTGCGCTTGTTCAACCAATCCTGAATATCATTCTGATTTGGTTTGGTACGATTCATCACTCCTGTATAGGTAATATTGAATAACGTACAACAGCGGATACGATGTGACATATGTTTATTTAGAGCAATAAAAAACCCGGGAAGAAAACTTCCCGGGTTCATATTTGGTGTTAATCACTCAGTATTAGTTATCTGAGCCAGAAACGAAAGTTGCGCCGATTGCACCAGTAGTAGTGTTTGCAACAGAAGCATTAGTCAATGCAGTGTTGATTGAAGCTACTAGGTTTGAAGCAGAACCGTTTGGACCGCTGTTGTCGATGTACCATGCACCTGCTGGGTAGATACCTAATGCAAGTGTGTCTGGACCAGTAGCAGTGTACTGATATAGATAAACAGTAGCAAGTTGCTGAACAGTCTGAACCATAACGTTTACCTGAGTACCAGAGAAGCTAGAAGAACCACTTGCAGTGATTGTGAAGAAGTCTAGCTTTGGGCCCTGAGGCTGAACTGCTACGTTAGAAGTGATTGCATTGATACCGGTGTTGGTATATGCTGGAGTATCCAAGTGCATTACTGGTTTATAGTCACCATTAGTTTTAGTAAACTGTGCCATTTTTTAATTTCCTTATAATATGTGAGCGTCAATGCTCATATAAATATTTAGTCCTATATGAAAAAAAATCGGTTTTGGTTTATGTATTTGGTGGTGTAGTATTATTTGGAGAAGGTTGAGTAGTCTGAACGTTCCGGTCTCTACGGGTTTTGGTATGTGTGGTAGCATCAGAACTACCGGGCTTGCCTTGTTGCTTGACTCTTTCTACTGCATTTGCTAGTCCGTCAGGTAACTGATCGCCTGTGCTGGATATAGCAAACATTGCATTACCAAGGCTTATCAGTGCATCTCTTGAATGTTCAGGATAAGTATTCTGAACTTGCTGTATTATTGCGTTAACCTTAGGTGCAGCAGGAGAATCTTTCCATAGAATCGGATGCATATACTTGTCAAGCCATAGAGTAATAAAATCTGCAATACTCATTTTTGTATTTGAAGGGTTGACTTGCGAGGTCCCCTGATCTGATGGTTGATCTTCTTCATCAATATTCATGATATTTTCAAAAATTCTATTTAATTTTTTGAATTCTTCGGTTGTGATAGGTGTTGGCGTGCACCGAGATAAACATGCTACTGAATTTTTCGAGCTTTCATACAATCTAGCACGAAGTCCCAGATTAGTCCAAGTTAATTTATATTCGTTTAACAATTTAGAAATTCCAAGACAGACACTTTGAGTCAAGAAATATCTATTGTTTTTCTTATCAGCAGTTGCGAATTTCAAGATTTTATTTACAGCAGCAATTCTACTTTCATTATCACCTTCAGCAAGCCTATCCAGGTCAACTCTCAAACTTCGTATTATAGGTGAAGCACTTCTTTCATTTATGCGAATCGGATATCGGAAATGTTCATGTTCAATATCCCACATACGTGAATTTGATGATTGAGGTGGTTTTTGTTTAGGATTTTTAGGTGTTATGATGGCCGATTCAGTTGACGTTTGTTGGGTATTAGGGCCGTGATTATCCGGAGCAGGTGGGCTGTTATCTGTTGTCTTAGCTGAGGTACTAGGTGCATTTTTATTAGTATTGAGTACTCCAGATTTTAATGCAGCATCAAGTGATGCTGTCGCGTCACCCACAAAATCCTTAATAAAAAAATCTTTGGATAGTTGAGACTTAATAGTCATTCCCGGGGTAGCCATACTCCTAATCGCAGCAGCACCGTAATCACCTATAACATTCTCTAATCCTTCATCAACCGGTGACTTAGGGTTCTTTAACTCATTTATTTTCATTTTTCTTCCTTAGACTTTTCGAGAATCTAGTTTGATCCTTACCCTTGATCGCACTCAAGAGTTTCTTTTCAAGAAGCTCGGCCTTTTCAGAAGAATAGTGTTTCTGCATCAATTCAATAAGATGGATAGCGCTGGCAATCACATTTGAAGCGCGGTTCTCTATGACATGATTAATATCACGAGTATCACCGAGAGATTGTAATTCTTCTAAAAGGCTCTTAGTCTTTCTTTGCATTATTTTTGATCCTATAATGTTATTTAGTCTAAGAACCTAATTATTTCTTCAAGGAACTCAATAATGACTTTAGCTTAGCTGATTGAATATCTGCGGCTACCGGTTTTTCAGTCTGATCAATAGTATTTTGTACTACTTCGTTTACTGCTCCCACTTGACTTGTAGTCTTGATCTTAGTCATGAGTTGAGAAGGAGTAGAGTGAGACTGCTTATCCTCTTCTGGATTTTCATCAGTGATACGCATCGTTTCGATATCATACTCTAGATCGATCTTCATACCGACGCCAGTCGAACTACGTGACTTCATGCACTGGATTTGATACTTGCCTCGTTCACGCATAGACCTAGAAGTAAAGATACCAAACACATAATCCGCAGTATTGATCTTTGAGATACCGCCTGCAATATGACTATGATCGAATTCGATCTCTTCCACTGCTGAACGATTCAACTGAGATGCAGTGATCATCAGAACTCCGAGTTCTTTCGCTAGGTTTCGCAATTCTTCTGAGACATACTTATCCTTGATGAACTGATCGCTAGGATTGACTTTGACACTGACCGGCATGACGAGATCAAGATAATCAATCATCACAAAATCGATCTTGATCCCTGTCTGAATCTGCACCTCTTTGATATATGCTCGAATTGCGTTCACATTAGATTGTGCGGGTAATCCCTTGACACGATACTGACCCATCTTTTTACTAGCCATCTTGACTTTGAGTTCAGCGTCATCAAGATTTTTTCGAATATCCTTGGTGCTCATGCTTGTGAGCATGGCGTCAGTACGAAGCGATGTCAATTCTTCTGAGAGTTCTAGCGTGATATAGACCCCACTGAGGCCTTGCTGTAGCCAATTCAGTGCGATGTTCATCATGACTAGAGACTTACCTGAACCCGAACCACCTGCGAAGATATTCAACTCTCCGCGAGACATTCCCCCATACATGACACGATCAAGCTGAGGCCATCCAGTAGAGACTTGCCCGCCTTGATTGAAATACTTATTCAGTCGTTCCTTAGGATCAGCAAAATAGTCAGTACCCATGTCACGTTGCAATGAGATTTGTACTGCATCCTTGATGATCTTTTCCACTGGATCAAACTCACCCTTCTCAAGCAGGTCTGCTGCCTTGAGAATAGCTCGTTCTAGCTCTTGCCTTTTAGTGAATTGTTCGAACTCTTCAAGAAACCAATCATAGTGTCCATCATCTAATTCAGGAATGACTTGAATGTCTTCCCCAGTCGTAGCCCTGATCTGAATCGGATCCGGCATGATACTGTATTTTGTGGTATGCTCTATGATAAACTCTGCGACTGGTCGTAGAGTCCTATCAAAATTTTCTGGGTTCATGATGTTCATGACCCGGGTATACAACTCAGCATTAGTGACCATCATTCTCAAGAACAATGATTGTACTTCAGTGTTGTAATCTTTTATCAAGTTTCACCTTTGCCATTTGTAACTTAATTCTATTGTTTGTTGCTGATTGCAGTATACTTAATAATGCAGGTAATCTACCGTATTTTAAAAGGGCATCATTAGCATCTTTTATTCCTTCTCCCCAGTTAGGAAGAGAGACGTAGAATCCTAATTCTAATGCCCTATCAATAATCGATAATCCTGTTTTATCCATATCAGGAACTACGATAATTTTTCGATTCAAGCTATGCAGTATCTGTGCTTGTTCATCACTTATCGTGTCATGTGTCAATGCGCATCCATCAAATGATAGAGCATCGAATATACCTTCGAATACCAAACATACTTCCCACTCAGGCTTTTGCAAGTCATATCCAAAGACATAACCAGGTTGCTGATCTTTGATATACTTTGGAACACGATTGTCAAGATAGCGACTTATATGTCCTACGATCTTGTTATCGTGCGTGTATGGAACAATGATTCTGTTTGCGTTCCTACCTTCATCTTCAGGTGTGATCATGAATGGATAATCATATATATCCAATCCACGACTATGAAGGTAATCAACAAACTTCTTATGATCAGGATTTCCTGAACAAATCATTTCTACATTTTCAGGTAGTGTTGCTTCTTTGAATTTTACCTTCAGCTTTTGCTTTTTGATCTTGACATATTCAATCAAGTCTTTGTGTTGCAGGCTTTCTAGATTCCATTTGTTAATCTGAGAATCATCAACACCACACCATTGCAAGAACCTTCTAGTATTCCTGCTTAGCTGCTTACCTAAAACGAATCCACACTTGAAATCACAATTAAAGCAATGATATGTCCAGTTATGATCTCCATCAAGCCTGATACCACCGCGCATTCTTTTGTCTGGCTTATGTCCACGGTGATGGCAGCACGGAGCATTCATGCTCTGCCATCCACTCTGCGTCAGTTTCTTTTTACCAGGTATGACTGTTAGTATGTCAAACATGTACATATTGTATCACCGTTGTCACAAATAACAAGTGATAAGGACAATTAACGGGATAGAATATTAGTAACGGAACCTGCATTACTTGTAAAGGTCATGCGAACGAATGGATGAAAACCTTTTACTACATATCCTACCGTATCAGTTAGATTGGCTAGATCAGTATATGTTTGAATAGGATACCAATCTACATCAGGTTGGCAGGAACCTTCAATAACTACATTACCGTAATAACCATCATACTGAGCCTGAATAGTTAGGATAGGATTATCTTCAGTATTAATTACGCTCGTACTATAACCCACAGTGTTGCCATTACCAAAGTACTCTAGATTTGCTTGACTTAGATTGGGGAATGGTTGACCAGTTGGAATAGTTACTGTAGATGACGGAACGAATGATGGTAAAACCGAATTGACGATATTCATGTCACCGCGGGCACCGCCGTTTTGATCTACGAAGACAGGATAATCAAACTGACCTACTGGAATCTCTAGCGAATAGTGTGCTTTCTGTGGATCGATATCTTCGATATCAGCAGGAGATAGATTTAGTGTCGCAATACCAGTGAGCGGAAGCTGTAAATCTAATGCTTTATTCAGCAGAACAGCACTTCCGTTATAATTTATCAGCCTGAACGTGATGACCTTGCCGGTAATGTCTACTGGCTTCTGTTCTTGATTAAGGAACTGAAACTGAATTTGATTATCTACACCCTTGTTTAGGGTCAACGTCTTAGCATACTGCGGCATGTAAATCCTCGGTGAATTACCTGAAAGGAGAACAACAATCTGACGCTGAACATAAATGAAAACTGACGTACTATAAGCCATGCAGAGTTGTTATCCCTTAGTGATCTTGTATTTATCATGTCCGCATGTATTAGATCCAAATAGTAAAATATTATATTTTGGTAATGCACACTAAATAAGCTAAGATCATGAGTAACGATTTTTTTAAAAAACTGAGCGAGAATCACCCCTTTATTTCTATCTGTTCCTATGCCGGTCAAGACTATGTAGGTATCATTCAAAACCGTGACGATCTAGTAACTTCTATCTATGATTACGGTGCGATTGTTCCAAATGACCTAAGAACAAGATTCTTAGAATTAGGGGATATTTGGTGGTGGGAATCCAACCGAACAATTCCTATCAATATCTTTCTAAAAGAAGAATGGACTATATTCAAGCCCTACATCAGAACCTTCAACAATAAAAGTCTAGATATTGTTCATGGTCCAATAGTGAGTATGACAGACTTTACTAAAAAGAGATCGAAAAGACGCTCAATCACACTAGTTAAACGGATGCCTTAGGAGCATCCTGTTGTTCTTTGAGCAGGTTCATATGGACTACTACTAATTGTGAGTAAGCCAGGCTATGCGACCGTTTGAATGCATATCCGCTAGGATCTTTGTCCCATACTGTTTCATTAACTTCTTTCCAAGTCTTACCTAATAGATGTCTCTTAGCAGGACGGATCATTGCAAGAAACATAGCGAGTCGAGGAATACTATCGATTGGCTCAGGTAGTTTATGCATCAAAGAATATGAATTATTCAAATGCAAGAGATTCTCTACCGTCTCCTTATCCTTCAGCATAGACCAATCTGGTTCTCGCATGAGTTCAAAGAGATGTTCTTCGTCCCTGATCTGATTATAGATACGCAGGTTCAGCAAATCTAGTTTAAAGTAACCGCGCTTCTCTGCTTCTTTGTAATCAATAGCAGCCATATCATATACAGGATTATACGGAATATCTGTGATATATACGCCGGTTGCATGTTTACGTATCGGAGAAGTATGATCGATCTGCTTTGACACTCTTGCATTATACATGGCTGCAGGAATATGCTTGATCACTGCTAACAGTTTATCACGATCTCCTAGATCGATATCAATGTCACTATCTATTCTCATTCAAGCCCACTTCAACAGAAAATATACGTATAGCTTTTCATCTACGATCTCGTACTTATCGGTGATACGACCATTAACTAAATTCATCTTGATACCATATTTTGATTCTACAAATTTTGCAAAATCTCGGATATCAAATGCTGCTAGTTCTTGAGAAGGTTCATATTCTTCACGAACCTTCTTCAATGCGCCCCAATAGTCCCAGCGTTTCTTGCGAAACTCAATCTCAGGATCATCAGGATCAAAGTCCTCAAATCTTTCGATTGGGACTTTCATCGAATATGGGTCATACCTGCTTTAATAAGCTTATGATATGCCTTCTGCACTACGATTGCCTGACGCTCAGCATCCTCTACTGCTTTGTGGCTCGTAACATGTCCGCCGTCCTTGAGCGAGACGCCAGCAATATCATAGATCGTGCGGCAGTCGCGGATATCCCAGAAGTTCCAAGGAAACTTCATATCCAGTTCACGGAATGCATTTTCAGCTACCATGATATCAAACACTGAACCGTTAGACCAAACCTTATCTCGCTGCCAGCAGAACTTGTATAGCTTCTCCATACAATCTCTGTATGAGATTCGACCTTGATCACCCATCGCTTCATTGATAGCATCGGGACTCTGTTCGCTCCACCAACGGAGCGTATCATCACTGATGGTACGACCATATGTATCGGTCTGTTCATCAATCGTGGGACGAAGTTCAATCTTATCGACTACTCCTGTTCCGCGAGGATCGAACAGAACTGCACCAATTGTCAAAATAACAGTTGACGGCGCAGTGTCAAGTGTTTCCATGTCTAGCATTATATGGAGAACCATAAAAGTATTTTACCTTTCTAAATGTTGATTACACTATACAGGATAAGATGTCTGTTGTCAAGAAAAAAGATAAATAGTGTAGTTCGCGGGACGGCAATCCCCAACTACTCTAACGCTTTGAAGGAGCATCAGCATGACTATTTACACCAGCAAGAACTACCGCAAAATATACGAGCAACACTACGGTCCTATTCCCAAAGATAGTGATGGTAGAACATATGAGATACATCATATTGACGGAGACCGAAATAACAACGATCCAAGCAATCTGCTATGTATTTCAATCCAAGAACATTATGATATCCATTATCAACAAGGTGATTGGGCTGCATGTCTCGTGATGGCCGGAAGAATGAAAATATCTCCGCAATTAAAATCAGAATTGTCACGCAAAGCACAGTTAAACCTCGTAGAGCAAGGTATTCATCCTTCTTCTCGCCGCACATCATCTGACTTTACACCTGAATGGAAGGCTAGAATTTCTGCTGCTAAAATCGGAAAGAAAACTTGGAACAAAGGAATTCTAAGAACAGAAGAAGAAAAAGCTAAAATGCGGCAAGGACATAACAAAAGAGAACGATTAGAATGTCCTCATTGCAAAAGAAGTATAGACAAACCTAACTATACTAGATACCACGGGGACAAATGCAGTTCTAGGAGTTAGAACGTTGTCTATATCTTTAATTTCACTGACTATATTACCATTGGTAAGTTCCTTATTCACAGAGTTTCCAATGAACATAGGTCTTTTCATCTAGCACGATGTATCCGGAAATTTTGAACCAATTACTAAGGTACTTCGGTTCCTTATAATGTTCGCGACACCATTTCTCTAACGGGCTAGTACCAGTACCGTATCGGTCTGGAGGAATTGGAATACGAATGAACATGCGATCTTCCCATTCATTACCTACTTGAATCTTCTTTTTAATCTTCAAAGTTTGCGGGACTACATCAATTATTTCATCTTGGTATGAATTCATGACCATAGGAGTCTGAACCATATAAAATCCCTTTCATATCTAAACTTGTAGTGTAAATCATTTACAGCATAATACCATCTACAATGATATTCATATTTTCCTATATTAGTTTGAATCCAATCTAAAATTTCCGAATGCTTCTTGATACTCTTGATCGGATCAGGCTCATAAATGTGAACTTCATACCAACCCGGCTTAGTTAATTCCCAGCCATTCTTTAAATCATAATGAGTCAGTTCTATCATTCCCATCTTAATTTGAACCACAGCATACTTTTTTCGGTTTCAAATAGATATTCATATTTTGCACCTATGACATTCGATCTATCAGATATGTCTGTGACTACATATCCGATGAAATCAGGTATATACCTAGCCCATTCTTCAATCACATTCGGATCAGGAAGATCAAAGAGTATGGCAGAGTAAGGGCCGGAATGGTCAAATGCTGACATTAGTATCCTGCAGTTTTTAACAATTCTTTTACTTGAACTACAATCGAAGGATCACGCTTGAACTTGATTGCCCATTGTTCTGGATTGATATAGTCAAGGATCATCTTCTGTTGTGACTCATCCAAATCTTCAATCAACTTGATTCCGCTCTCGCTATGATACAGCATCCAAGGACTAATCTTACCATTAGTGATCGCATAGACAAGCCTATTTCGATTTGCATATCGAAGACAGTCCTTCGTTTCGATTCCTGCATCCTTTGCAAGCTCAATCGTATTCTCAATACTACGAGCAACAGCATCCATCGGATCTTCATCCTTCAGATACTGAATCAAAAACTTAGTATAGTTAGTATCACTACACCAACTATCAATTTTTATACTGTTCTTGAGCAACCAATCAGTATATCGAAGTACATTGATACAATGAATGTTTACGCAGTAATGTCCAAACTTAACAAATGCGAGATAATAAGCAGACTTAGTAAAATCCAAGTAAGTTTTTTGTTTCTTTGAAGTGCTATTTTTTGCATAAAAATTAATCCATGATTGAAAGCCAATACGATTTCCCGGCAAGTCTTTATCTTGCCATCTGCGCTTATTTTCACAAAGATGTTTCACCATGGTTGTCTCACGCTGAAATGATCTATTGCAAAAATCGCAACTAAAATCTGAAGCCTTAGTTACCCCAGTCTTCTTCATACTGTTTAATATCTTCGTCTGTAATAAGGTCACTTAATAACTCAATCTCATCAAATTTAAGGCTAGAAAACTTGTTAGCAAGATACATCTTACGCTTGTGATTGTCAACATAAACTTCACTGAGAAGTGTTAGGTCGCCGTCACTCGTTTTAGGATAGACCTTCTTGAAGTATTCTTTGATTTCTTTCTGCTTTGGGCTCTCTCGCAACTTTGTCACACGATCCTTGATATGCGGAATCCACTGATGGAACTGCTTACCAAGACCAGGACTAGCTGCACATAGCATCAACCATTGCAGTTTGGGGTGCTTCTGTACGTTCTCGTTGAATAGATACTTGTTAGCATGGTATTCGGTGCTTTGAAGATAGTATGACTGAATGTCTGTACTAGCTTTCACCGCACTGATCCAATGAAGCATCATGAACGGAATGAACTTCTTTTGTTGTTCTGGTGTCAATCTATCATAGTACGAGTAGTCCTTCTTGTCGATAGCTAATAGGGCATCGAACAAGTCAAAGTCTTGCTTCTCAAACTTCTCGTCTGCTGATAGTTTCTCTTTAGCCATTACGACTTCAATGCATCCAAAGTGAGGATATGCTCAACAGCAGTACCAATACTATCACCGTTATTAACGATTGTCAAGGCAGGGCCGTCTTCAAGCCGATCAGTCCTAGATCGATAATGCTCAATAACATATCCGCCTGAAGCCGGATAGATAGTGAATCGCGTATTGTTTCGAGGACCTAGGCTTTCACTCATTGTGACATGATCAGCACGAGAATTTTCCCATGCTTCACGTGACCATTTTGCAAACAATCTCTTGAACCAATTCATTTTCTTTTCTCCTTTGGTTGCGTGATTTTGATAATATGGTTTAATTACTGCGGCTTGTCCAGAACTCGGGTAGCGTGACATTCTAATCCTTCTCTACCAAATTTATACTGAAGCAAGAACCATTACTATCAGTAAAAAGTTCTCCTAAATCTTCTAACTCTGCTTCGGCATATCTAGCATCAACAATGAGTTCCCACCCATCGATATTGATAGTCTGCAAGACTAGCTTTGTCAAATCAAAGGTGTCTGCTTCTAGTTCAAAACTATAAAAGAATCCCTTTTCAAAACTCTGCCCAACGAAATAAACGTCTCCGTCTTCAAGCATTTGTTCCGGATAAAATTCATCTACGCAGTCTGAACGTGCACCTGCGGAAAGTAATGCAGTATATTCCACATTATCAAACAATATATCATTGCCCTGAGATACGGTAATGAATGAAGATTCTACATCAGGACCGCATTCATGAATCATGCTGGTACAGTTATACCATTCACCCGGATCGAATGGACGGATATCTTCCGGAATCAACACGCCTGTGTTTTCTTCAAAGAAGTCTTCGTTCCATGCATACTCTTCTATATCGATAGCGTTGTCTTCGATAATATCGTAGAACTCACGCTTGACTTTACCAACTAGGACTTCACCACCGCGACCACTAATCTCAATACGAAACTTCACTTCTTTTTCTCCTTAGTCTTGCGCTTAATAAAAACCTTATCCCCAATCATATCATAATTAGGATACAATGTTCGTATCACGCCGAGAACATCATTCTTCTCTGTACTTTGATAAATGTCAAAAAGTGTATTCATGTTCTGCTCCTCAAAAAGCCTGGCTATAGTCTACGATCTCACAATTTCTACTGATTTCTTTAACAAAGTAAACACATCTGGGCTTTTCACCCTCATCGATAGGAACACATAAGAATTGCCCATTACGAAGTCTAGGTGCATACCAAGTAACATCTGGATAGATATCTAGAATTTCGATGGGCAAAAATGTAGGTGAAAATGAACTGAGCGGATTAAACTGAAATGCATGAAATCCCCTGTCATTTAAGCTTGATAGGGGCAGTGTTTCAAGATCACCGTGGTCATGTTCTCCGATGAGAACTTGCCAATCGACTGGCATCTTGATTGTCCTATCCCCTATCCTAAGCACTAGTGCAGGAGAGTTAAATGATTCCAAGAAAATCAACGGGATGTAATGATAATCTACATTAGCTGGCGTAGAGTTATCAAGGATAGCAAACCGAAGGTCATCTATTTCTTCTGGAAGATACTCCAGATTATATGATTGATTGGTATCAAGATTAAGTATTCTCATATTCAAATCATATCTTTTCTGTTGTAAAAAGTCAACATTTTAATAATCTAATTTCTCCAAACTGAACGGATAGTTGGCTTCATTATAAAATGCTTTCCGTTGCGTCAAATGGCGCTTAGCAAACTTACAAGTACTCGTAATATCCCAAATTTCTACGTGGTCCTTGTCTTCTGCTTTTCTGATTCCGCGCCCGATTGACTGAATAACCCGAACAAAAGATTTGCCTGGTTCGATGAGTACAAGATTAAAAATACGAGGAATATTAATACCTACCGCGGCTACGCCATATGTCGCAACAATAATCTTGTCATCGCTAATTGCGACTTCATCATATTCTTCCTTTCGTTCAGTCAGCTTTGTACCGCCGTTGACAAATACAGATCCCGGCATACGGCTGACTAATTCTTTACCTGCATTGACCCGATCAACAAGAACAAGCGTGTTTCCAGATTCATTAACCTTTAGGATGAGTTCAGCCATCTTGTCTAGTCGATGTGAATCTTCTAGCAAGTGTTTCAATTCACTCTGATAGTTAGTAAACTCAACCTTATCCTTAAGCTGCACGATGTTCACATGACACTTAGCCAGAACACCTCGATCTTGAAGTTCGCTTGCTGCTAGCTTACCAATAACAGGACCGAGTGACACGAGAAGGGACACGCGGTCCATTTCTGCCTTAGGTATCGTACCAGTTAGTCCCCATCGGATCGGAACATTAGAGAGAACACCTGTCAACAATGTCTTGAGTACATCAGCCTTAGCCATGTGCACCTCATCAACGATGACACAGCTTACACCATCAAAAAAGACCTCTGCTAGTTCAGGATCACCGTCTTCTTCCCTTGAACCTTTGAGAAGATTGTTGAGAGATTGCCATGTGCATATAGTGTGAGTCTTTCCGTGATCCTTTCGATCACCGAAGTAGACCCCTACATCTAGACCTAGGTTAATGTAGTCTGCTTCTGTCTGAACAACAAGAGACTTGTTAGGAACGATCACGAGTGACCTACCGTACGGTTCTGCACAGAGAGACAGAGCAGCAGTCATAACAGTCTTACCTGCACCTGTTGCGATCTCTTGCAATGCCTGTGGATTAGCTAGGAAATTGTTGATGATCTCTACCTGATAATCACGAAGGATTACAGGTTGTCCCTCACGCTCATGTCCCTTCGGCCATTTGATATGAGCAAATGTGTTTTCAGTTACCTGATCAAATTTAAGTTCAGGATGTGGCTGACGCATGTCTACTAGATCGATATCATATCCCTTGTCATACAGATAGGGAATGATATCATCTAGCAGATTCAGATACGTGCTACCTGCTAGTGAGAAGTAGCTTATTTTTCCATTCCATCTTCCTAGACGGACCGCAGGAAGATATCTAGCACCTGGCTTTTCGTACTCAAACTTCTTCATCAATGCACGACGGTCACCTACTTCTAAATCGTGGATCCTAACGTTAACTTCATCTTTTATTTCTATTTTTACTTTGCTCATTTAACCTCTACTGGTCTCGAATTTTTTAGTACAACTATCTTATCAATATTTGAATTGATACTAATATTTAAGTGACTATGCAGCTGGAATAAAAAGGACCTCGGAAATAATTCCTTATTGTATTCACGGATATCATATTTGTTTACAGGAATCACCTCTATGCCGTCTAACATATTTTCGATTTCAGCCCGCAACTTTCTATCCAAAGAAAGAGACCTGTCTAATACCACCCGTTGCACTCGTAGTTTTCTCATCCATCTTGCCACGAGCGAAATACTGTCAATGTCTATTTCTGTTACATATTCATAGGCAAACTTTAATTCAGGATGAGCATCAAATGTTCCTGGATATACCGGAAACTGGTACTTGGATAATTTATATAAGCTATCAGAATTGAATTTCATATCAATATGTGAAATCAAGTCTGATGTCACGCTGTTCGCTGCACCAAGAATGAGGTTATCATCTGACCTCACTATCGTGGGTTCCCACACCTTAGCTTCTAGCTCTTTCAGACCGTTGATAATGCTAGAGAGCTGGTCGCAGTAGCTCACTATTGAGAAGAATCTTGGCAGTGTCTTGTATACTGTTTTGAGGGCAAAGGTGCTGAACGGCGCTCTATAGAGTTTATGCTCCTTTATCCATTCGAACGGATTATCGCTGAGGTCCCTGAATGCAGCAATGAAGTTTTTGTTGAAGGGAACACGCAGTGTTATGATATCATCTTGTAGAGATACCGTTGCTCCTGTATAGTCAGGAGTGCTTTCAACAATCATTGATTTCCAAGGAAGTGACTTTAGCTCTTGATTGTTTAAGCCAGCCTTGGCTAATTGTTTAGCATATTTGCTAATCAACTTATCAAGTAGCGCAGCTTGGTTAGATGTTACCCGATAGTTCTTATGAATCATCATTTGAAGATTCGATATGAACTTATGGTCATACTGACTCAGGCTGATCTTTCCTTGCAGGAAAAAATAAAGTACATTTTCTTTGCAATCCATATTTTATACTAGCACCTTATTGTATTTCTGACAATCATAAAGGTAAAAAAAAGGGGGCCGAAGCCCCCGCATAGTTTAGGAGAGTAGTAACTTAGTGCTTCATCACCGTGTTCTCAGCAAGAGCCCTCCACTTCATCGGAGACATCTTGATGAGATCAGCGATCTTGAGAGCCATACGGATCGACAGTTCACGCAGACGGGACATGTTCTGTTCCATGAAAGTCAGAACCTGCTCACCTTCATCGTTGACAAAGCCGTAGTCAGCAAACAGACCACCGGTCATATCAGCATCACGATGCACCTGACGGATGCGCAGCATCTTGTCACGCTCAGAGTCAATCGTCAGATCGAGGAAGTGACAACGCGACTGGAGGGCTTCAAGGTGATCCTGAAGCTTTTTAGAACGAACGTTCTGAAACTTGAGGTTCGTGATGAAGATAGCAGAACCATTAAAGTTGAAGCTGCTCGGAATACCTTCCTTGCGCAGCAAGCTAGAATCCGAGTTCCAGCAGATACGACGACGCTTGCCGCTGTCAAGCGCAGCCTTGAGAATGTTCAGAGCGAGTTCGTCAGCAAACACGCTATCGCAGTCATCGAACACGAGAATGTTCTTCTTGTCGCTGTACTGATACAGCTGGGCGTACAACCCGAGCGCAGTCATCGCACCCTTGATGACCTCATAGCGGGGACGATTGCCTGCGATCTGATCGAACAACGCAGCCTTTTCAAGCTGACGCTCAACACCAAACGACTTGCCGACACCCGGAGGACCCGAGACGATCATCGCACGGACATCACCGCGAATGCAAGCAGCAGCCATTTCATCAAGGATCTCGAAACGAGTAGCGATGCGGTTCATCGCTTCTTCATCAGTCTCAGCAGGCTTAGTAACAGCAGCGGTTTCTACCATGGGTTCCCCTTCAAGAAATTCGATGTCATACAGTTCGTTAACCTTGATCTTGATCTCATCGATAGCAACGGGGAAGTGTCCCTCGTTCTTGACAGTCACATAGCTGCCCTTCTTACCAGTCTGAAGGCCCTTGACGAGCTTGAACTGCTTGTTGATGACCGGCTGATTGCGATACTCACCGTTCTTAATGTTAACAGTAGACATTCTTGCTTCTCCGTCTCGTGCGACTCAATATAGACACTATAACTAAGGGCCGGACCGAAGTCAAGCCTTTTTTCAAAATTATTTGAACAGGCCCTTCTTGGGCTTCACGGACTTTTCTTCTTTTTTGATCGCTTCCAGCTCATCCTTGAGACGAGAAACTTGATCTTGAAGATCATCACGCTGAGAGATGACATCCTCAAGGACGCTCAATGTCATGAAAAGAGAATTCACGAAGGTGTTGTTACGTTCATTGGCCGAAACACCACTGAGAATGCTCTTAATGGAAGTGATCAGAATGCGCTCTACGTTGGTCAACGTATCAGTCCTTTGCTCTAGCTGTATGACTCAATATAGTTAATGTATCGAAGTTTTGGGTAAGTGTCAAGCCTTGATCACATCAAAAACTGAATTTTTCATTTCGGCAGCTTCCTCATAGGACAGATAGAAGTCAGTGGTCGGATCCCAATATGCACCCTCCTTAGGGTCATAATATACGACCCGACCGTTAGGGTAGAAGAAAGGTCCTTCAAGTCCTTTCCGGGGCTGGAACTTAGAGCGAAACTCTTGCGAGATATTCAAGACCTTGTAACCCATCTTCCGCTCCTCACTGTTCAGAATACCATATTAGCAAAATGGGTACCCATTGTCAACCTTTAAATTAAAATTTTAGTACCCATTTAGGAGACCGATAGTATTCTAGCGTATCCTTACGTGCTGCCCTAAATTCACCCTTGACTGAAATATAAGGAGTGCTAGATAAATGATAATCGAAAAGGACAGACAAAGAATTTCGAGCTTCTACCGGTAACATGTATCTATTTCCAGTCTCATCATGAAACCAGTACTCATACGGAGCATGACCTTTGCGATATGCTTTTACCTTATCAATAAAAATCAACTTCTTGTTTTCTGCATCAAAGTTAAGAACATTACTTTTGAGTGGATGATATTCACCATTAAACACCTTCTTTATTTCTAGATCATAATGATAGAAGTATGGAAGTTTATGTACCATTCCCAAGAACTTCTTAGGAAATTGATATCGTCCTTCCAGAGTCTTGTATTCATTATTCAAGAACTTAGAAAGATCAGCACGGAAATTAGTGATACGGTCACCGCGCAATGTAGTAAGCATGATCTTATTCAAATAGTGAGTACGAATAGTCTGTGCTAACTGCTCGTCTTCATCCGTTATTTTTACCTGATTAAATGTAATCAAGTCAAGGATCGTCCAATGGCGCACAATATCAATTGAATCCGTTGATTTTTCTTTTAGACGATATAATACACAACCAAGCAAAAGTGGATCAAAATCAGTGATCGTTTTTTCTTCTACTGATTCCAATGTACTAAAGAGGGTATCATTGATTACAGGTTCAAGGTATTTTGGCAAAATATTAACTGTCATTTTCATCATCCTATCGTGATATCTTCCATACCAGCAGTTCGAAGGCGAACCACATGTCCCAACATGAAATTTTTAGATTCGATTGCTTTTAGAATACCTAACCATTTATTACGCAGTAATGCAATCTCATTGATGATGACTTCAAAGTCAATGACTTCTTGTTCACCATCAACATATTTTTCAGCATCACGGGAAGTCAATGCTCTAGCATATCCTTCAAGATATTTTTGAAAATGCTTCCTGCGAATCTTTCGTAGTTGAATATTAAGAAAATTGAGTACCGCCTCAATCTCTTGAAGCTGATTGAAACGGTACTCTGTAATACCTGGTAAATCTGCAAGATTCTTTTCAACCTTACCATACACTCTCACTTCATTCCTAGCCTTCTCTAATTCATTTTCATAAAAAACAATGAAATCAGGAAGTACACTCAAGTCATTCGTGATTTTGTTGTACCAGGTCATTAATACTCTTCATCTTCGTCAGGTTCATCATAATCATATGGATCTTCATCTTCTTCATGATAAAGTCCGTCTTCTGGCTTCTCTAGATAAAACTCTAGAGCATCCTTGATATAAGAATCGCCCCTGAAAGCATTTTTGATTTCAGTCGAAGAATAGTCTTCATCGATCATATAATTAACAAGCATTTCTGCTGCATGTTCAGGGTCACCCGATTCGAGGTTGGGTCTAAGAATCTTCCAGATTTCGCTGATAAGTCCTATACTCATTCGATAACATCCTCCTGTTCAGATACAGTACTTAGCTTAGGTTGTTCTCTTTTTCCGAACTCTTCCATCACAATGTCAAGGCATTTATCTGTATTTGCTTCCCATGCCTTACGGAACTTTTTGATGATAGTTCCATCTAGTGTTGTATACACAAGGGAGTTACCTTCCTTTTTCACTAGATTCATTGCTTCAAACATATCAAGAAGGCCAGAATAAGGATTCATTCCAGTTTCGTAAGGGATCTTGATCTGAACAGATTCAAAGGGCTTAGCATAACGGGTCTTCATCACCTTGCAAGCTGACCGAATGCCTCGTACCTCGCTGACCTTATTACCGTCTTCATCTTCCTTGAGCTTGAGCTTACGCATAGCCACGACGATAGAAGATGCATAGATGAATCCTTGACCACCGCTGATCTTATCGTCAGGGTCAAACATGTCCTGTGATGCATACGTGTGATTAGTTGCAACAAGTCCGACATTGTGACTACCGAACATGTTCACGCAGTTGCGAACAAGAGCAGTCAGTGCCTTAGGCTTACGACCCATGTCACCCTTCATGTCACCGGATTCAAACTGATTAACATCAGTGGGAGTCAGCAACATTCCGAGTGAATCAATGATGAACAGAACCTTAGGCTTATCACCTTCTGTGATTGACTTGTATTCTTTCATAAACTCGCTGATAGTCTTAGCAACGTCATCGATCATTGCCATGTTCAGCTTGAGGAGCTTTTGCTCGCTAGTGTCAACTCCTAGCGCATGAAGCCAAGCCTCATCAAGTGCATTTTCACTATCAATCAGAACAACATAAATTCCTTGTTCCTGTGCATGCCGGACTAGATTGCCTGAACAGATGTAGGACTTTCCTGATCCTGATTCTCCTGCAAAGACAGTGACTTTTCCAAGAGGAATGCCCTTATTAAAGTCACCGCTAATGCGATGATTGAGTGCATAGTTACCTGTGCTCACCCAATCAGTCGGGTCATTGAATCCAATGCTAAGACCATCAATAGCCTTAGTAATACCCTTTCGAAACTTCGAAATGTCAAATGGTTTAGTTGTCATTATATTCCTATCTGTTTACTTGCTTCAAGACTCTATCAGCAAATGAAACTTTATCAAGTAGTTCGGGACTATTAGAAGCAAGCTCATCCAATTCATAATCGGAAGGGAAGTGTCGAAGAATTCCTCTCGCACGATCACGAATAATGCTAGGTACCCTAGGAGTTTTTCCTGGATCACATAGTTCTTCTAAAAGTTTCTTGCTCTGTTTTAATGCCCTATAACGTTCTTCTGGTAAGGTCATGGCCAATCTCCTTCTGAGAAAAGGGGGAGGTTTCCCTCCCCCGATTCATTAGCCCTTGTTCTGTCTAGCCTTGATCATGGCTAGAATATCAGCAGCCTTGTCACTTGACGTAGACTGAGGCTTGGGGACGATCACAGGTTCAGAAGTTTCGAACGGAGGTTCATCGTCTAGATTGGATTGAGTGTTCGTGCTAAGTGCAGGACTATTGTCTGATGCACTAGTAGCTGCTGCACCTTCCGGTGCAGCAAGTCCATACGGACGATAATAAGCACCCCACTTATCATTGTCATAAGGACGACCATCAACAGACGCTTCGAACATTTCCTTGATGACCCGGAGTTCAGCTTCAGACGGCTTCTTTGGCAAGAAGTCCTTGAGGTCAAACAGACCATGCGCTTCGATTGCAGCTTGTTCCGCCTCGGTCAGTGAAGATTCCTTACGAGCCCAGTTGGAAGTTGAGTAGTCAGCATAACCGCCCTTGCTGGTCTTCTTGACGTTGAAGTCAAGACCGTGTACATAGTCAGTCGGCAGTTCTTCAAGTTCCGGATCCATCAACGAACTCTTGATAACAGTTTGAATCTGCGGACTGATGATGAAACGACGAATAGGATTTGCAGGAGTGACATCATCACCGATTGGATTTTGCCGAACAAAACCCTGATAGATGTAAGACCGCTTCTTCCAATACTTATTAGCAAGGTCCTTGAGCGTTTCATCCTTATACCAAGGGCGAACTTCTGCGAGAATCGGACAGTTATCACCATACATTTCCACACACGGAACCTGAACAGTGAACTGCTTTACGGTGGAATCACCCTTTACACCATTGAAGGGAAGCTTGATGATCTGACGTTCAACCCAAAAGAATGTGTTGTTAGTGTTGCCATCCGGAAGGAATCGAACGGTTGCAGTGGAACCTTCGTCCATATTCCAGTGTGCATAGATTGCATTATCTGATTGAGTGTTTTGACCCTTAGTCTGGGTCTTATTTTCTTGTGCCGCAATGCGCGCACGGATTTCTGCTAGACTTGCCATTTTAATTTCTCCTTTGTAAATGTGCCTAAGTTGAGCTTTGATATGTGTTTTATGTTTCGCTGTCGGAGACAACTAACACAGTCTGCATATTACATCCTGTGTATAGTATTTACAAGTTAATTGGGTGCAAAATATAATATTACTTTGCATTTTAGAAGAAAAGGGAAATTTTAAGGGCGATTGGCTTTTTTATTAGCTCTTGTAGAAAATGAACCTCTTCTTTGCATCTTAAAGTCTTTCATTTCGTTGCGTTTGTATGGTTCTGGTATAGAGTCATTTTCAAACATATCTTCATCGAATGATGCCGAATGTTTTGTAGAGTCTAATTCTAATTTTTCACTGATGATATTATCGGCCCATTCAGCTAATGAACCTACTTCAGCTATCTCAGATACTTTCTTCTGAAGGCGTGATAATATTGGCATGGCTGATTCAATGCGAGGATCCACTTTTCCTTGAACAAAAAGTTCATTCAATGCAGTAGCATCATTGTCGTCTTCCATAAGAGTAGGAGTCCATGATTCAAAATATGCATTATATCCGCGATGACCTGTCATTTTACCAAGTGATTCACGTAGCCTGATATAATGATTGATTCCTTCATTTACTAGTGACTGGGCAGATTCATTAAATTGCTTATTGCGAGTAGCACGAACAAAACCTGCCATCTTGTTATATTCCTCACAGATTGACTTGATATGATTCCAACGTTCATCATTTGGAACTCCGCCTTCTGCAAGGTGACGAGCATATACACGAGCAAGTCCTGGACGGGTCGTAGGAGCTAAGAATCTCTCGCCTTCGGTGTTCTCTAAGAAAATCTTTGAGACATTACGAAAACGTTGCTCACCTTCTTCAATTGCACGGCTATGCTGTAAGATGATCTTCACGCTTGGCACTGCATCATTGTAGGACACTTTCTTACCCATTGGGTAATAACCTTCTGCGAGTCTTTCTTTCATCTTGTAGTACTCTCGTTGTCTCATATCATCACCTAGCCGATCTTTGTTCGATAGCTCAAAACTAAGTTGTCTACGCTGTGCCCATTTTTTCAGATGTTTTAGCAAACCAGTCCAAGTGTCATCATATTCTACCCCTGGAGTAGGGCTAGAAGGACTATCTTGTTGTTCATTGCTATAATAGATAATGACATTCTGCACATCATCAATCGTAGCCCAGACCTTACCATAATTTTTACCGTCTTTGTTGAACTCAAATTCGATAACGTCTGCTTGTTGTGAAGCCTTGACTCTTTGGTTTTGTGCATTTAGCGGAACAGGTTTATAACCTCTTACTTTGAGAAGGTCATATAAATCACGATTAAAACTTTCGGTATCACTAGCCATGATAATATTTATGCCAAACTAGCCTAGAACAGCAAAGAAGGGTAACGGAGAAATCATATCGTCATGATCCCTAATCTGTGCCTCGAGATCACCGTGATAATCAGCAAGTTGTTGCATCATTCTCACTGCAAGCAATGCTGCCATTATCAAATCATCATGGTCACCAATCTTTGCTGCATAACTTCCACCATGAGCAACGAATGCTTTTAATTCACTAATCAATGCGCGGCTATGAATAGTCATCTTTTTTGATTCTAGTAGTGTTTTGAATTTAGCACAAGCCGCTAATTTTGGTTTTTGACTTGTGTTAAATCCTTTACGCTTCTTGCCCGGCTCACTGATGAATGTTCCTTGAATGTTAGCTTCTCCGTATTCTGCAAGAGAGATAAGTGATGCTTCACCGATAGAATTATTTTCCACTGAATAATAGATGCTGTTTGGTTCGCCGGTAATATCAGCGATGTATTTTGTTATCTCAGCGATTAATTTGATTTGGCTAGGAATATCTGTTTTGTTATGTTTCCATTCACCTATCTGGGTCGTAGTGCTTGCTTCAAAAATTTGAATAGCGGCCGGATCTCCACCTGTACCTAAAGATGGATCAAGTGCTACGACATATAGCTTACCTTTCTCAGGTCTTTTATACCAGCGAACCTGTCCCATTCTATGAACCGGTTCTTGTCCTTCAAGCATTAGCAGCGTATTTGGATTGATGAGTGTTTCGTCTGCGATAATGAATTCACATCCGATCTCTCGACTAAATCTGTCATCACCTAATTGTGCCCGCATTTCATCCGCCCAGGCATCATCTCTACCTGGTTGTTCTCTCCAGTATGCACGATATGCTTTGAATCCGTTACGTCCTAATTCAGTCGTATTACCAAATTCATCTTCAGTCTTGTTAGCCATTTTCCAAATGAGAGCAAACTGATCTTCATCTGAGTTAGGTGTAGAAGTGATGATTGCCTTACCACCAGTTGACAGGGTAGGAGTGATAGAAGTCCAGAATTCAGTTGCGATTGAAGGACGCACGAATGCAAACTCGTCAAGATATAACAAGGTAATGGACATACCACGTCCTGTGTTTTCAGTTGTCGTAGCAGATACAATACGTGATCCGTTCTCGAAATCAAGAGAACCCTTGTTGTAAGTAGTTACACCAGCTTTAATGTGATCTGGACAATTTTCATACGCATAACGAATACGTTGCATGATTTCTTGTGCGCCAGTATATTTGTGCGCTGCGATTAGAATAGTGGAGTCTGGGTTGAACATGGCGTACCACAACAAATATCCTGCTGCCGATGTTGACTTTCCACTCTGCCTAGGCATCAATGAGATACTAAAGCGATATCTGTGGTAGGTATCAATCAGTCTTTCTTGATATTCCCAAGGATGGTATAACATAGAGCCTTTAGTTGGGTGTTGTATATAAAAATAGTTATCCATAAAGTAAAGATACCCGGTTTCAGGATCACAACATTTTATAAAATCGTCAAGGTCTTTCTGTGTTTTAAACACAGTTTTCTTGTATGGATCTTTCACGAGAGAGGGGGTTGCATTATTAGCCATACTTGTATTTACACGTTTCTCCGTGCCACCGTCTATAATTTCTGTCATCAAAAGACCTTAAACAATGAATACAATGTACCTTAGGTTTTAATTTTAGCGTTTCACTTATCTTTGCTTTATGGTCCTCACCTTTTGGTTTACCTTTCTGATGTGCAGACATTCTATGTTTTGTTTCATCGGATTTAGTAACACCCTTTCTAAGTTTAGACATTTTTTGTTTAGTAGCATCCGATGCTTTAACTATACCAGTTACACCTTTATTCCAAGGTATTATCCCAGTAGAACCATCACCCCCATCTGTCTTATTTCTTAAAATACCTGTACCTAAATCTTTGCGGCCATACCACCGTATTAGTCTTCTTTCAATAGCTAAGGAGCCTATTTCGGATAGGTTCTGCTCTACAATAATTATTTTGGAAACATCTTGAGGAGGATGAACTTCTCCCTTACCTTTATACCAAGCCCGACCATTCTTTCCTTTGCCGATATAATACGGAGTTCCGTCTGCTCTAATATAAGCGTAAACATAGAAACCTGATGGTAGGGAGGTTCTAGTGTAAATAGTCATAGCTGATAGCTCCTTCATAGCGTTAGAGTAGTTGGGGACGCCAATCCCGCGAACTACACTTTTATTTATCATATATGCTACTTCTTTGAGAAAGGGTCTTCGCCTGTAAGATGTGGTTTAGCGAACATCACTTTAAACCATTCGGGGTCGCCTGGCCTGATGTTGTTTTCACGCATATATTGCTGCTTTCTAGCATTCAACTCAGTGTCAATAGGTTGAGTAGTTTCACCTGTGATCTTTCCAGCGCCACTTAAACGCTTTAGTTCGTCTAATGTCATTTCCTTTAAAGGTGCAGGCTGAAAGTTACGCATATTTTGATGAGCGTTCATCAGTTTTGCTTGTTTAAATGGATCAAACATTTTATGACCAAGTGCCGGCTGTAGTATTAGCACCTATTGCACCTAGTGGCATTAATCTAACATAAGAGCCTGCATTGATAGTCCAAGTAACTGGAGTATTTTGATCCTGACTTACCATAAAGTTAACATTGCCACCTGTAGTAACATCTATTGTTCCCTGTATGATGGTATGATTAAATGTGGCAGTATCTGCTACAGTCTGTGCTGTAGTGATTGCGGCGCCAGTAGCATTTTGACTCATCATGGTAATACCAGCAGAATATGCATCAATAGCTGTAGTTTTATTAGATATCACATTATAATTATGTTGTGCTACTACCGCACCACCACCTAATGCTAGTGCATAACTTAATGTGCCAGCCTTACTACATTGAGAATTGAATAATATCTCATATTGATAACGAGTATTTGTTGCTAGTGCAACACCGTTTGTTAATCCAAATAGACTGAGCAATGTGTTTTTAGCATTACCAATACTTTGTTGAGCATTCAATACAAATACGAGTTGATTGCCACCTACCCCGTTGACTGTACTGATACTAGCCCATGACAAGTTACCTGAACCATTAGTTAGTAGAATAGTGTTAGCACTACCGCCGGAGATATGTAAATTAGCTACTGCTCCTAGTGTGACATTGCTAGTATTAGCAAAGTTAATTACACCATTACTAGTAAATCCAGTTAGTGTGCCTACGCTTGTGATGTTTGGTTGGGCATTTGTGTAAACAGTACCTGCAACTAATGCATTTGCTACTTGTCCGCTAACATTAGCGCCTGCTACTGCGTTTGCTGTAGTTGCGTATGCGACTGCACCTGATACGTTGGCTCCTGCCACTGAATTAGCAATTGCGGCATATGCTACTTGTCCACTGACATTGGCGCCGGCGACTGCATTCGCTGTGTTAGCAATATTAGCATTGCCAGTGATGCTGATACCCCAAGTACCACTTGCGCCGGTACCATCTGCCTTTGGTGCGCCAACTGTATTGTAGCTTATTGTTACTGCACTACCACCGTTGAATGTAGCACCACTGGCTGAACCAGTACCACTATTATTGATTGTCAATGAGTGAGTGACATTACCTGCATATGCAGCATAGTTTGCATTTGCGATAGTACCGACAACATTTGAGACATTGATATTAGTTAGACCGTACCCGTTTCCAACAAAGTAGTTTGCTGTAGCAACATTACCTAAGTTAGCATTGCCACTGGTAATATTACCTGAAACAGTAAGTGTGGTTAATGTACCAACTGATGTAATATTAGGCTGTGCATTTGTATAAACAGTTCCG